AATGGCAAGGTACCTGATCTGTGGGGGCTGGTGCTGGATAACCTCGTGGCTCCTGGTGGTGTGCGGGCAAGTGCTGAGGTCGTGAAGAACGGCGGACCGCCAGCACATCCGAATTGCCGGTGTTATTTGCGGACGCAGGCAGAGCCAGCAGCCCGCAAGATTCGCGTCCCATGACCTTGGGGCAAATTCGCCCTAAGGTCGATTTTGTATGAAACCCCTATTTTGCTGGGTCAGATATTGCGGCTGAGTCGTGGCCCGTGACAATCGGGATATGAGACTCACCGAACAGACGACGATTGCCCCCAAGCGTGTCGACCGCGATGCCGGTTTGATCGAGGGTGTGCGCATCCTCGGGCAGGACTCACGCAACGGCAGGCGTTACAGCCCGCGAGCGATGGCAGAGGCTGCCCGGCTGTACGAGGGTGCTCCCGTCAATGTGGATCATCCCGCGACTGAGCGGAAAGACAGACCACTCGCTGAGGCGTTCGGCTGGATTCGCAATGTCCGGCAGGAGCAGGGGGCGGTGTACGGTGACCTGCACTACCTCAAGAGCCATCCGCAAGCCGAGCTTGTGGCGGAGGCAGCAGAGCGCAACCCGAACCGTATCGGCCTGTCACATCACGCCGAGGGGACCGTCCGCATGGATGGCCAGCGGGTGATTGTCGAGACGGTCGAGCGGGTCCACTCAATTGATCTTGTCCAGACTCCCGCCACCAATGCGGGGCTTTTCGAAAGTGAGCAACGCATGACAATCAGAGAGGCGGCGATGGCTGCCGGTGAGGAGAAGATCCTCACGGCTGAGGGGATGGGCGAATATGCCGACCTGCCCGTCAAGGAAAACGAAGACTACTTCGCGGCGATGGTGTCCGAAGTGCTGGCGGGTGACGGTGACCGCGCCAGCAAGATGAAGCGTATCGCGGCCATCCTCAAGGCGCAGGAGATGCTTCAGGCCGACGCCTCTGCTGACGCGATGGCCGAGCCTGAAATGGAGATCGAGATGGAGGGCATGAAAAAGGCCGTGGCCGAATCTCTCGCCCCGATCATGTCCAAATTCGAAGCCCTCGCCGAAGCCGTTCAGGCCGTCAAGGCGGACCACGATGCCCGAAAGCTGTTGGAGTCGACTGGCCGAGACGTGACGCCTGAGCGTGTCGCGGCGTTGCTGGCTGTCGATGCTGGCAATCGTTCGGCGTTGCTCGAATCGTGGCCCGTGATGCAGCGTGCGGGGCGTCCCTCTGTGTCTCCCCCGGCTGCTGCTGCCGTGTCGTATCCCAGTGATTCCCGGCAGTTTATCGCTGCCATTCGTTCCAACTAAAGGAGGCCGCAATGGCGGTGCGAACCGATGGGCTGCCCGAGCTTCTGCTGCGGCGCAACCAATTCACGATCCAAGACGATTTCACCCGAGACGTTGACTCGGCGGACTGGGTGACCACTCTCACCGATTCCGGTACCGCCAGCGTTGGCGATGCGGCGGGCGGGATTCTCGCCCTCGTGCCGTCTGATGGCACCGTGGCGGACAATGACGAAGCCTACGTCGAATCGGCGAATGAGGTTTTCAAGTTCGCGGCTGACAAGCCGTTGCTCTTCGAGGCCCGTGTTCAGTTCACCGAAGCAAACACCGATGACGCGAACATCCTCGTCGGTGTGATGGATGCTGTTGGTGCGAACTCGCTGCAGGACAACGGGGCCGGTCCTCCCAGCAGCTACAGCGGTGCGGTGTTCTTCAAGGTGGACGGCGGGACTGTCTGGCAGACCGAGACCAGCAACAGCACGACCCAGACCACGAACGAGCTTTCAGCCAGCAACGTCAACAACCTGTCGAAGAAAGCACAGACGGCGGGCGGTGCGGCCTACCAGGTGCTGCGCATCGAATACATGCCGTACTCTTCGACCAATGCCTACGTTTCGTTCTTCGTGGATGGCGTGCTGTGCGCTCAACACGACTACATCTTCACCTCGGCTACCGAGATGCAGATTGCCCTTGGCGTCAAGAACGGCGGAGCAAACAACGAGTTGCTCAACGTCGATTATGTCGCCTGCACCCAGTCCCGCTGAAAGGAGCGAGCAATGGTGAACGTTACGCAACTTCGGCGGCTGTTTGAGGCTGCCCAACGCGATGGTCAGATTGATCGGTTCAACGCCGATCTGGCTGAGGGACTGCGAAAGAAGGAGATCCGTTTCTCGGACTTCTCGATTCGCAAGCTGTTCGAAAACTTCGTGCCTGATGGGCGGGAACTCGCGGGGCTCTATGCTCCCGGCGAGAACGGTTCGCAGGAACTGCGGGAAACCGCTTCCGTTGTGGCTTCCAGCCAGTTCGCCAAGATCAGCGGACAGTTGCTCTACAACGCGGTCATGGAGGCGTACGAGCAGGAAGCCTTCGTGTTCACCGGGATCATTCCCGTTGTCAACACGCAGTTCAACGGCGAGCGTATCCCCGGCATCTCGGGCATCGGTGACGAAGCCTTGATTGTCGATGAGGGCCAGCCGTACCCGAAGGCTGGCGTTTCCCAGACCTACATCGACACCCCGACCACGACCAAGCGCGGCTTGATTGTGGAGGTCACCAAGGAAGCGATCTTCTTCGATCGTACCGGGGTGCTGGAGGATCGGTGTCGGCGAGTCGGTGAAGCCCTCGGGCTCAACAAGGAAAAGCGGGCCATCGATTGCGTGATCGATGAGAACGTCACCGATCACCGTTACCGCTGGCGAGACACCACGATTGCGACTTATGGAGACAACTCCGGAAGTCACACGTGGGACAACCTCGCGGGGTCAAACGGGTTGGTCGACTGGACCGACATTGACGCAGCCGAGCAGTTGTTCTCGGGGATGCTTGATCCTGAGACCGGCGAGCCGATCTTGTTGAATCCGTCTCACCTGATCTGTACTCGGCAGTTGCTCTACACTGCCCGGCGGATCATCAACGCGACGGAGATCACGGTTGCGACTCCCGGGTATGCCACGACTGGCAATCCCACGGAGACTCGGACCGGCAACCCGATCACGAACTACACCATCGTGAGCACGAACCAACTGGCGGCCCGCATGGGAACCGATACCAGTTGGTACCTGGGCGATCCTCGGCGAGCCTTCCGCTACATGCAGAACTGGCCGTTGACCGTCGTGCAGGCTCCCGCCAACAACGAAGCGGAGTTCACGCAAGACGTCGTGATGAGGTTCAAGGCGAGCGAGCGCGGCGCGTTCGCGACCATCGAGCCCCGTGCAATGGTGAAGTGTACTGCCTAGTAGGCTGATGAGGCCGACACAATCCGCCCCCGTCGGCCACAAGCTGGCGGGGGTTCTTTTTTGGAGCATTGAGCGTGGCGAAGCATAGCAAGGAAAAGGCGGTCGATCCTGTCGAGAGCGTGGAAACTGTGGCCGTGTTGGAGGAGTCTCCGCAAGGCGTCCAGTTGCCTCGCTGGCGTCTTCGGCCTATCGGTACGCAGGAATGGCGGACCGTCGAGGCGGAGAGCGTGGAGGACGCGATCAGAGCCTTTAACGGCAACGGCAACGGCGGGACTGTGTTCACCCGGAAGAAGCTGGAAATTGAGGAAGCCTAATGGCAACCGACGCCGAACAAATCGCGACGATCCGGAGTAACCTATTGGCGGCGTTGGCGACCGAATCCGCGAACCCGAAGCCCTCGTACAACATCGACGGGCAGCAGGTCGATTGGAACGGGTACCGGAACGCGATCCTTCAGCAGATTACGACGCTCAACAATCTGCAGGCGGCGGCAGTCGGTGCATTTGAAGAGATCGGCGAGGCAACCACATGACGCTGGACATCGACGGGGACTACACCATCTTCGACAACGGCGAGACTGTCACGCTGAGGCAGATTCGCCCCGATGGTGCTACGTCGGTGACGATCGACAATGCGGTCGGCGGTGTAGTCAACAGGCAGCGTCTCAACGCGGCGGGGATCGACATCGTGGGGGACGAGAAGGGATTCTCACTCAATGCGACGCAGGCCGGCGCAAGAGGCGTGCAGGTCGATGACATCATCATCGATGCAAGCAACGTCCGCTGGCGGGTGTTGAGCACGAGCCAAGCGACTCTGGATACTCGCTGGACCGTCATTTGTCGGAGGCAAGTCTAGTGCCTGCCGAACTGACCACGATCTTGGAGACCGTACAGACGCAGGTTCAGGCGTTGGACCTGCCGGGGATTCCTCGTGCGAATGTCGTCGTCTGCCAGAGTGCAGCGGTTGAGATCGCCCGCCTGCCATCGGAGCGGATGCCCGCTGTGATTATCAGCCCATTCGGAGCGGAAGCGATCACGTCTGGCAGCAATGTCCGCGACGATGTGACCTATCCCGTTCTCGTGGCCCTCGTGGCATCTCTGCGGATCGATGCGGAGGAGCCGATGGACAAGCAACGGCTAGGACTCGATCAGCGGTTGACATGGCGGCAGACAGTCCGCAAGGCGTTCTCTAATCAGCGGCTGGACTCGACACGCGGCTACAACATATCGCTACAGCCTTTGGCGATCGTCGATCAAACGGCGTTTGCCCGTGATCTGTTCGTCTCGGGATTCGTGCTTCGGATCACGAATCGGGAGGGCAGGTCGTGAGCATGTTGCCGAGTCTGGGAGCCCTGATTGATGTGGTGTTGCAGGCCGCAGACGATGCGACGAAAGACACGTACACGCAGGCTCTGGATGAGTCGATTGGATTGATCCAGAACTGGGAGCGAGAAATGTACCTCGGCCAGTTTGGGCCGGATGGCACGGCATGGGCTCCCCTGTCTCCGGTGACGATCGCCCGTAAGGAGCACAGCGCGATCCTCGTTGACACCGGGCGGATGTTCGAGTCACTCACGACACCGAACGGCACTCAAGATACGATCTGGATCACGGGGCCGAACTGGCTGACATTCGGCACAGAGGTTGAATATGCGCACTTCCACCAGACGGGGACAAAGCGGATGCCAGCCCGTCCGCATGTCGGATTGAATGAAGCAACTGTCACGCAGATTAGCCAACGGTTGGCCGATGCGGTGGCGTCACGAATCAACCAGGGGATAAGCTGATGGCTGATGCGAGCATGGGACACCAGTCCCGCCTGTCGATGGCGGCGGCGGGAACTGCGATCGGATCATACACCGAGTCGTACGAGTTCATCGGCGAGAGTCTGCGGAAACAACAGGAGATCGTGGAGACCTCGGGCATCCGGGGAACGCGATCACTGCCGATCGAGCGGACTCGGGACGGGATCTATCGGGTGAGCGGTGGGATTCAGTTTCACGCTACGCCGTCGATGCTGGACCTGATCCTTCCCCGGATCATGGGAGCCAATGAGGCAACCGACGTTTTCGCGTTCGCGGAGACCCTGCAGACGTTTGATGTTCTGTTGGATCGCGTGGCGAAGCGGTTTGTCTATGGTGGATGCAAGATCGGTCGAGCGGTGTTCCGTGCGGCTGCTGGTGGCCCTCTGGAATTGGATGTGGACATCCTCGGGAAAACGGAGACGGTCTCCGCCACATCATTCCCGACGATTTCCGCCCCGACCGACCCGCCCTATGTGTGGTCGGATGCGGTCTGCACGATCGAGGGAACAACCCGCACGGTGACACAATGGGAGTTGACAATTGATAACCGGTTGAATGCCCGATTCGCGAACAGTCAATCAGCGACCGACATTCACACGGAGGGCCGAGACGTTACCCTCTCGCTGACGGTGCCGTATACCTCGGATGAGGTCGACTTGTACGGGATCAACACCGGCGGGGCGAGTGCTGCGACCTTCGTGCTGACGAACGGCAATCGATCGATTACATTTGCGGTGGCGGCATTCATGGTGCCGGATGCCTCCCCGGTTGTCGGTGGTCCCGGGGAGATCCTCCTTACGTTGTCGGGATCGGCCCGCAGCAGTGGAGCCACGAAGGAACTGGTCATCACCAGCGACAGCACAGCATAAGGCGACACGATGCCGAGCCCGTACATTCCCGATGGCTACACTCGCGAGACGACTATTCCCGCGTGCGATCTGTGGGACGAGATCAACATCACATTTCGCCCGATGGCTGCTGCCGACTTCGCGGAATACCTTGCCAAGTCGAAAGGGCTCGACGAAGCGGGCTGGAGTCGGCTGGTCTGCGATCTGATCGCGGGCAAGCTGGTCGCGTGGAACATCACCGGCCCGTCTGGGGAATCGGTGCCTGTTTCTGCGGACACGGTGAAACGGCTGGTCAATCCCCTCGTGCTGAGGTTGTGGACGATCCTTTGTGGGGCCACTGAGTCGGGGGACACCGCAAAAAACTAGCGGAGGGGGTGCGGCTGACAATCCTGCACCCCGAGGTGGCACACCGAGACTGTCAGGACTGCGAGGCGTTCGTGTACGACGAAAAAACGGGGGAGCGAATGAAGATCCACGGCGAGCCGATGCGCCGGCCCGTGGGCAATCTCCCGCCATGTCGTACCAGGGCGAACGGCTGTTCCAAGGGAACGCCTGAGCAATCGCGGGCATTGAGCGATCAGAACTGGCAGGCGTACCAGCATTACAGCGAGTGCCGAGCCGTGGGGATCTTTCCAGATGACGCGATCGTTCGGCGGAATGCGGCGGTGATTCGGCAGGCGAGCGACTCGGCAGAGATGGAACTGGCGTTGCGTGTCGCGGGACCGGTTGGCGCATTGATCGGAGGTCGTGGCCGTGGCTAGTGTCTCGTCCGATGTGGTGATCAATGTCCGCATGGCATTTGCTTCTGCGGCGGATGCACGCAAGGCCGCAGAGGCGTCGATTGCCGTCACCAAGGCGATCGAGGCAGCACAACTCGCGAGCATCAACAAGATTCGCGAGGCACAACGGCACCACGTTGATCAGCAACTCGCTGACATCAAGAGGGTCGAGGCTGCACATCTCGATAGCCTGAGACGTGTGGAAGCGGCCTACGCGGCGTTCTACCGGCGTGCGAGGGGCGGAGGGGGTGCAGGCGGTGGCGGTGGAGGAGGCGGCGGTATGCTGCTACCTGGGGCCGGTGGCGGTGGCGGACGTGGCGGAGGGATGATTGTCCGTGGTGGTGACGGCGGTGCGTTGATGCAGACCGGCGGCGGGAGGATCATCGAGGTACAGGCGTTCGCCCGCGAGATCAAGACCGCGACGGAAGAGATCCGCAAGACGACCGCAGCAACGCAGCAGGCGGGGAAGGGATTCTTCGGCGGTGGTGCGGAGAACAAGTTCCTCTCCATCGCATCGGCCACGATTACGGCGTTTAACGCGCCAAAGGTGGTTCTGGGCGGCGTGTCTGGACTGATCCGCGATCTTGCAGCAGGCGGGGAGGAGACTTTCGCCAAGCCGGGGCGAGAGTTCTACGGGGCTGTCAGTGAGGTCATGCCACGGGGCGGGATGATCGAGCAGGGCCTGCGGTCGGGGCTGGCTGGCCCACTCGGCCCCCTGTTGGTCAACATGATTCGCAACGTTGGCGAACAGGAACTACGCAACCAAGAGGCAGCCAAGAACACCCCGCGAGCCCGGGAAGAGCGATTCAGTACGACGCAGCAAGCCCGACTGGACAACGAGCGACAACTCAATCAGATCATCCTGGAGCGGACCAAAGCCGAGCGTGATTTGATCGAGGAGACCCGCAAGAGGATCGACGCGGCCCGCGAAGAGTTCGGCCTGATGGACGTGCGGGAGAAGCAGGCTACGCTGGACATCGCGAAGAAGATCGCAGGGCCGGGCGGCGTTGGCCAGTTGACCAGCGAGGAACTCAAGTTCGCCCGTGGGAATGTGGCATTCCGGGGAATCATCTCTGAGCAGGCACAGGCCGGGGCCGATGCGGCGGGGTTCGCGGAGATCGTCAAGCTGCTGGGACTCGACCGGAAAATCGCCGAAGCGGAGGCGAAGATTTCAGCCGAGATCAAGCAGACGATCAATGTTGATCTTGACCCGTCGCGGCTGGCCGATGCGTTGGAGGAACGGATTGCA